TGTACAAGGAATTCCAGCGAAAATTGCCACATCAAAGTTAAAGATACTTGATGATGCAGCAATTGTCACCATTTTAGGGTTCGGCAATGGAACAAAGGATCATCCTGATTCTATTCCAGGCTTTGCTAGTCCAATGGGTTGGTGTAACGCCAAGGGCCGACCAGGAGATTGTACATCACCAGTTTTAGATTGTGATGGAAATGTGGTTGGTTTTTGGACCCATGGAAATGAGAAAGACTTCGGTCGATTTGAAAAAGTGACTGAGGCTCTAAAAGCTCATGCAAGACTAGGTTCAAACAGTGTTCATACTGGTTTGGATTTTCAGTTACGCCCCCACTCCCCTTAGAATTGGTAGAGAGAACTGCGCCGTTTTGGAAACGGTATCCGGCACGTTATGTGGTGCCGGGAGGAAAGCAGAAATTTTTTGGATCTGGCTGGTTGTCAGAGGATCATGAAAATTGGATCTCACCAGACTATTTTGAGTTGGTAGGTGCTTGTAATCGGTTCCCCCGTTATAAGAATAAACGAGGAGTGGACCCACAAGTGCAAATTTTTATGGATCAGGAAAACATACACCCAGAATTGGGATGGAATTTGCCTGTGCCGAATCAGGAAGCAGCATATAAATCACTTGCTAAATATGGCAAAGGCTATGTAAATATGGCCCCTGAAAAGGTTGATGATTTAAATGAAGCGTGGAGTTGGATGGAAAGACAATTTCACCCGTATATGCGTGATTCGCGCGTTATTTCCTTAGAAGAAGCTATTCAGCATTTGGATATGACTTCGGGAAGTGGATGCCCATTCAATGAAGAATTTGCAAAAAAGAGAGATCTTTTTACCAATGACCCCGAAATAGTGGAGTGGTTAGCGAAGGATTGGGAGTTGTTAGCAAAAGATAAAAATTGGAAAACAATATTTTCCTCTTCTTTGAAAGAAGAGTTGAGAACGGATCAGAAGATTTTAGAAAATTCGATTCGTACTTTTGCGGCCGGAGCAGTTGATGCAACAACACACGGCACCAGGTTGTTTGTAGATCAGAATGAGAAAATGTATGACTCATATCTTAGATCAGCATCAACTATTGGAATGACACCATTAAAAGGAAACTGGGAAAAATTGCATCAAAAGTTAAGTGTATTTGAGAAAGGATACGCACTTGATGAATCCCAGTATGATTCCTCGCTAAGGGAGTTTTTAATGTGGGGATGTGCTAAATTTAGATGGAATTGTCTACGATCAGATGATCGCACGCCCGATAATTTGCAAAGAATTAGAACTTATTATTCTAATCTAGTAAACACATTAATGCTCACCCCGGAAGGCATTTTGATTTTGAAGAAAACAGGAAATCCGTCAGGTTCAGTTAATACAGTAACAGATAATACATTGATATTGTACTGGATTTTAGCCTATGCATGGATTCGAAATGCCCCGAAGGAAATGCGTTCGTATCAGGAGTTTGAATTAAACACTGCGAAAGCATTGCTGGGAGATGACAATACCTGGACAGTTTCGGATGAAGCTCATGAGTTTTATAATGCTAGAAGTGTAATTCAATCTTGGAAAGATTTAGGAATTACCACTACAACAGACTCATTGGAGCCACGATTACCAGAGGATTTAGATTTTCTCTCGGCTCATACAGTGTTTTTGGATGGGCAAGCTGTGCCCCTGTATGATCGAAATAAGCTGATGCAAGGTCTTTTGTATGCTCCAACTGAGCACATGACGCCTGAAACAACTTTGATGCGAGTGACTTGCTTGCTTCAAGTAGGATGGACAGACATCCCTTTTAGAAAATTTTGTCGGTCTCTCATTCAATGGTTATTGGATGAGTATGATCATGTTCTTAAGGATGATGCACGATGGATAATGGCAAAGTGTCAAATCCAATCGGATGAATTCTATTATAAGTTGTTTACAGGTAAGCCAATTTTGCTGCATGCCCACGGATATGTGGAAGATCAAGAAACGAAAGAAAGATTATGCAAGCTTGATAAAGAGGAAGTTATGTCCTCTTCAGCGAACAATGGTTCTGCAAAGAAAAGAAACACACGGAGGCGACAGCGTGTGCGAGGCCCTAGAAAGGGATCAGCTACTGTCACAGCAAAGAAATTACCTGGTTCTCGAAGAACTGGAGGACGTCGGAGAGCGAGAACCGCCCGGCGTGGAGGAGGAATGGGAAGCAACCGGATGCCTAATAGTATTACACGTAGAGTGTCTTATGTGCCTGGCGAGGTTGTTCAACCTGGAGATGAGTTGATTGCAACATTTGTCGGAACAAATGCGTTTTCAGTTACTGCGTACCCAATAAACCCCGGAAATGCAACTACGTTTCCGTTTCTCTCTAGAAATGCTCTGAATTATGAGCGCTATGAGTTTGAAAAGTTGGAGTTTTATTAC